CCATATCGTCAAAGTGCGATCGATAGCCAAAGCCACCATTCGAGCCAATATTACGCTTGTCGCAGTTAGTGGCTACTTTAGACAATGAAGGTTGGCCAGCGTGACAGATGGTCTTCTGGTAAATCCCCTGTTCCCAAAGAGCATTGGCAACGATGATTTCTTTCACCGTTGGTAGAATCACGTTCTTGATTCTGTAGTCCTTCAACTCTTCGTCCAGGATCTTTTGCCCACTAGCTCCATCAACTACGATTTGAGCTACATCTGCTTGACGCAAGAAAGCAACCATCCACTCATTACCATTACGAACAGACTGACAATCAACTGTCTCAATAAAGAAACGGCCATCCTTGGTCCGTGCAGCAATACTCAATGCCACGTTCGTTCCATCTTGACCGTACTTAATACCAACAGACAGCTTACCAGATAATTCTGGAACATCATCCACTTTGAGCTCATTCCACTCAGTTTCAGAAATAGCAGATTTTTGGTTGTAAGTTGGCCAAAATCCCAAACGTTGAATATTGTGGTCCAGCTTATCCTCACCAAGCTCTGCCTCAATCTTACGCTCGTTTAAGTGGTAGCCCATGGATGGATTGGAATTATACCAAGCCTCCACATCGTTGATTTCCTTTTCATCGGATACCGACCACTCAGCCCAGCCAGAATACTTCCCTTTGCCAAAGAGACAAGTCTCACGATACTTAGTAAAAACAGTACCACTTGATACAGGTGTCGGAGGTGTCCCACACATGATTGTGATAGGATTTTCACTATCCGTAACCGTGTACTTCAAAGCAGATTCTTGCTCAGTCGTGTACTCTTGCGCCTCGTCAATGATCAGCATGTCAAACCCTTCACCAAGACCACCATTGGATGTCCTGGTACGGAATTGGACGACACCACCTGTTGAATAAAGTTCAATTCTCTCCTGCCCCTTAGCTCGAATGGAATTGAAATCCTCACCATCCACGTACCCCATTTTTTCAAGGTATCGTTTAACCTTTTCAAAAGAGGCATGAGAGGTAGAAATTCGGTGAGCCGTATGTAGGATATTCAATCCTTTTTGTAGCGCCCAAATTTCGGCTATATAAAGGATTTCAGACTTCCCATTACGGCGAGGGATAGAATAGCCAAACTTTTGGTGTACCCAAAGACCGTTTTTATCTACTGCCATCAAAGGCAATATCAGATTTTTCTGCCAAGCATAACAAGAAAGACCTGTCCGCTCGTAAAGTTCAATCGCTTCTTTAGCTTTTGAATTTTTCTTGACGTATTTTAAAATTACCGATTGAGTAGGATTCTGATTGCCAAGTTTCTTCCTTGCCATTCTATTTTCCTTTCAATCGTCATCGCATGATAACCCTCTCGCTGGGAGATATCGGATCACCTCCTAAACTAATGCACAATAAAAGCACCTTGACCACTGTCAACGTGCTTATGCTATAATTTCAACTTCCTTGATTTCATCCTCAAAGAGTTTTGTCCATCGGGTTCCTGACTTAACAGACAACCCATCAAATTCTTCATCATAGACATCCTTGTCCTCATACAGACAGACACCTTCAAATGTTTGGCCGTCAATATCGGTGATCCTGACAACCTTGTTATTAAATTTCCTGAGTTCCATCAGTCTCCCCTTTCATAGTATGTCGGTATCAAGTGTGCGCCAGTTTTGCTATATTTGATTGTCATAGCATTTACTGGTTTACCAGTATAGACATCGATTCCTAACGGCCTATCTTCAAACAGATCAACCTTTTCGTTACTGGTTTGAGCGCCTTTTCTACTAGTTTCTAAAAATCCAGTCATCTTGTACTTATCGTACAGAGCTTTGATATCCACATGATCATAAAAATAGCTCTTTTCAGACGATGATGTTGATTGAATATGCCTAGCTTGTTTTTCTGGATTGATTTTATCCAACCAAGTTCCATTTTTAAATTTTTCCTGGATATAAACTATATCCTTTAAGCGTTCATATCCCTCACCACCATTATACTTCAAGTCCTGAAACTTTGCTAGTGAAATAGGTGCATTTTGAGATCCCAAAACTTCAACTATTTTCTTATATTCTCGGATATCTACCTTCCGATTATTATCACGTATATCAATATTCTGCTGCTTGCGTCGTTCAAGGACATCAGAGCTTTCTTTTGACCATTTTTTAGACCAAGAGTTTTGCTTCTTTCCGTTTTTAGGATGGTAATCAATAGTACATTGACAGCGTTGATGTCTTCGATAAAATCCTGCTGGCTCTTCTCCATACAAATATTTACCAACTAAAGATTGACACCAATCACAGCAATGTCCTGTTGAATGTCGTTCAATAATTGGAGCCAGCCCAACTTTTTTCTGAAATCCAGCATTTTCCTGAATACTATCATCAATAATGCTTTGGCTAAAATTGACAATCGGTTCCCTCAAAATCCAAGAAATCTGACTAAATTCTTCTTCACTAGAAATCCGATTCACCAAACCAGTTATCCTGTCTTGATTTAATTTCGGTCTTTGGACTGTCAGTCCTATTTTAGCCTCTTCATTCAGATTCTTCTGAACTTGCTGAGCATAACCACTTATCAGCTCGAAATTCCACCCCAGCGTCTCCGTCAGTAGCCTTTTGGCAATATTGTAATACATTTTCCCATCTGGAAGATTAGAGGAGCTTACAGACCCCCTCAGAGCCTTGGAAAGAATTTCCCCTAACTCGATAGCATACTCATTCGCTTCCAGATAACCAGCTGACTTAGATTGTAATTTTGATAAGAGTGACTTCAGCACTTCACTATCAAATCTTGCCTCTTCAAATTCCTTCTGAATTTTCGTCAACAACTCCGGCACTATATCCTTGACCATCATTTACCTCCTTCTCGATTTGAGCGGAGGCAGGAATCTCAGAACCCTTAATTCCCGTCAAATCTCTGATAGTTTCACCGTCAATATATCCAGGAATAGCCTGATTTAGTTTGATAGCACCATCTCCAATCATCGTTAGCATGTTAGCATCAGCTTCAAATAGTGGCTCCCACTTAACTTTTGTTCTTACAAATTGACTGCGAGCATACCGAATTTCATCTCGCAAACAAGTGGCTACATAAGCTACATTTAGGAAGCCCGCTCCTAACGACCTTTGAGCCTTCCTACCAGCCAAGCGTAAATTCTCGTGACTAGCCTTAATAGCATCTACAGAAGATGGATTGTCGGATACAAATCCCAAATCATCCAAAGTCAGCCCCATTTCCCCAGCAAATCCAGCAGCAGCAGTTCTCAGTTGCTCTGTAAAAGGCGACATACTAGCAGTGCTGAACTGTCCAACATTTGGCTTTTCACCATTGTCGCTAGCCGAAATTGTCAACAGACTTGATACTGTCGCTTGCCATTTTTCCAGTGGCTCTGCATCAGGGTCTAGTCCCAGAATATATTTTTGAGGCCATGAATAGAACTCAGCAGTGATATCCGCACGTTCCAAAGTACGCTTAGCGTATTTCTGATAATACATCCCTGCTCTCGTAATACGACTGCGACCAAACGGTCTTACCGCATCGGGACGATGAATCACAGGAACCAACAGTGGAATATTAGTTGGATTGCTGATTGAGTAAGGACGACCATTCTTTGGAATAAAATGCGTTGCATTTGGTTCGAAGTAAGCCTCTAAAGTTGCCTGACCATAATCATCCCTAGCCAATACCGCATAGCCTTCCACAAGAAGCCCAGTGATAGGATCAATTACTCCAGTCGCATTACTCGATTCAATGACTTGTAATCTCACCTCATCATCTTTGTCTTTCGAAATGTAGATAAAACTACACGATCCAATTAACGAAGCTAGAATAGCACTATCAAAAAAGATATCCGGGTTGTTACGATTAAAGATTTCTGTAACATTAAAATCATCATTACCAAATTCTCGAAAAACTAGACGATCAGCAAGACTATCCACTCCTTTAGCAGTCCACCCCAAAGTAGACCGATACTGTGCCCTGATATTTGCAGGGATCGTAATTCCTATCGGCGCTTCATAATACTTCATAGCGTAATGTTTGTACCTAAGATTAACTCTTAACCTACAAGATTCAAGTTTTCTTCTCAGATAATCAATTCCTCTTAATTCCAACTTACTCTCCTTTCATATTGAGATTTGGCGAGAGAAAAAATGTACAGTGACGGCGTGAAGCTCGGCCAGAACCGAGGGGAGGGGGTAACCCCCCTATCAGTTCTGGGTCAACTGTGGTATTTCAGCCAATTGGTTGATTGTGGCAAATTGCGATTTCCAACAATTGCATTTTTTTCAAAATTTTGTTCAGCATATAATTTATCAGACTTTTGTCTGTTGCATTGCCAATGAGCAAGCTGTAAGTTCTTGATGTCTGATGGATGTCCATTCCTATTCACTGGAATGATGTGGTCTATCACTGGGGATAGCGGGTGAGGGTACCTGAGTGATTTATCTACAGGCTGGCCACAGATCCCACAGGTATTCTGAGTCTTGAGTAGTATCTTCTTATTCTTTTCAAATGCTACTCGATGTGGTCCGTTACGGTCTGCCCGTAGTTCTTTCATTGTATACCTCGATTGTCTTCTCTGTTTTATATCATCCTGCACACCTTACCCTCGTTCCCTTATTCGGTATCAATACCCTAGTATTGAATAGTGGGGGGGAGTATTTTGTTAGATATGGGGGAGTAAATTAATGAGGGAGGGTGTAATAATTAGGCCTGGTATTTTTAAGTTGATGGGTGTTAATTTATTAGAGGGGGAGGGTCTTTGAATTTAACATATCTTATATTCTGTTAATTTGAAGCATGAGTCTTTCCACCTTACTCTCTCATAGATAAGTGAGCCATCATCAATAAATGAATTTACTTTATCTCATTTTATTAAATACATGACCTTAATAAGCAAAATTCAGCATGC